TACCTCCAGTAATAACACCAGATGTAGTTGTATCAAACTTATAGCTAACGCCACCCGTAAGTGTTGGATTCGTTCTAACAACTAAACCTGAAGGTATCAGAGTTCCGTCTGTTCCTGTAAAAGTTAATGTAACAGTGGTTGCAGTAGCCTTTTTCTTTTTTAAATTATTCAATCTAACCAAGTTCTCAAGTGTAACACCTGTAGCCCCATTAGGATTAAATGCATTATAGCTGTGCTCAGCTACTTGCCACAAAGGATCAACTGCGTTAGCAATTACAGATATTATCTGCCCTTCAGGACTCTCAGGTGAAATGTCTAAGTCTTGTCCAAACTCAGCCTTCATTAGATTACCCAATTCTTTAATAACAACTGACTTAGGTTTTCTTTTGAATCCTGTATCAGTTACCCCATATTCAGCCATTTCACGCTCCTGTGTTTATAGTAAAATTATTTATATCTATTTCTCCATATATAGTATTAACGGAGAACCCAATTGTTAGTTTTCTTTGAGAAGTATCTAATGAGTACTCGAATGTAAGTAACTCATTTATACCCTCTGTATTTAATATCTCAGCTTTAAAAAGTGAAGCTACTGCTGGTAAATCTACAGGTTTAACAAATATATCTGTAAAATAAGGTATACCTTCATCCTCAGCTAATTCTGACTCACCTTGTATCAGTTGTAACCTAGACCTCAACTTCTGAGCGAGGTACTCACCATTAGACACACGCTTGAAACCCGAACCACCTATAAGTATATCATTATTTTTATCTAATGCTAGTCCTTTACCCATCTATCCCTCCAGATCAGAATCTTCAATAATAACAACTAAGCCATCGTTACCTAATCCTGTGTAACCAAAATCTTTATTCATTTCATTTTTATTAATACAAAACACTCTATTTAAAGGTATTGTTGATATATCTGCAATATCTACCCCAGCAACAAGAATAACTCCTGAAACTACTGAACCATCATCGACAGATATATTCATAGAATAATAACCAAACCTTTCATTCCAGTTTGTCTCGAAAGTATAATATATATCATTTATTGTAGTAGTTACTGAACTCTGAAGCCCTTCTACTAATGGTATTTGTAACATTTGAACCTCCTTAAGATTCTAGTTTATGAAAACACCTGAACCTATTAGTCCTAAACCACCTATAAACTTTAAAGCAGTGACAGTATCGATATCTGATGGCTTATTAGTTATAGCTTCTGTGGCTCCTGTTTTTGAACCTGAAACAACAAATATTTCCTCAAATGTAAGTCTTACTTTAAGATTACCTTCTAAGTCATTTGGTGCACTAACATCAGTTAACACCATATTATCATAGACAAGTAAACCAGTCTGTAAGCTTACTGGTTGTCTTTCATTTTGTAAGTTAATAAGACCTTTATAGGCGTTTCTTACTCTGCTGCCCGTAATACCTGAAAGTGCTTTCTTAACACTCATAAAACTAGGATCACCTGGAAGTCTGTTAACCAATTGAGTAACAAATGGACTATTCGTAACTATACCATTAACTATAACCTTCATAGGTTGCTTGATAACATAGTCGCTAATATCTACCCCATACTCAACAGGATGTTTAGTTATCTTAGCTGTACTCGAATGTTGTTCACTAATAACTCCGTCTAATCTATAAAGAGTATCACTCACTTCAGAATAAGGTTTAATTTCCTCACTCGGTACATAAGTTCCTTCAGAAAGTGCTGAAGTTATACCACTTGGTTTATATTTTCTGTAACCCCTAGAAGGTTTAAAGAATATACTTTGTAATGTTCCCATTTAAACTCCTTTAATTAGTTACCTTTTGCTTTTATCTGCCCAGCGTCAGTTATTTCTACATCAGATGTAAAAGGCACTATAGGCGGATTACCTGAAATTGGAACATACACACCAGTAATAGTACCTTTATCCTTAACTCTAAATACTAACTTATTATCTGCTTTAGTTTTTTTAGCTGTGATTGAAATACTCCCACCGCCTGTAGCTGTTCCTTCTTGACCAGCCGAATGACTCCCACCTGTAAATGTAAATGTAAGCACTCCACTATAAACTCCGTTATAAACTCCGTTATCACTAACTTTAACTTTAATTGAGGGGAGTGAAGTAACTGTGAAGGCTCCGTCTGAAACAAGGGAGCCACTACTATGATCTATTGTTAATCCTGAAACTGCTATATATTCCAATCCCATTATGTGTCCACCGTGAAATTACCAGCTAGACTAGCTGTCCCGTCAACGACAATATTACCTGTGACATTAAGATTACCCGTAAGGAGCATGCCTTCACTCCCCATAGTCATCTTAATAGTTCCATCTCGATTTCTTATCTCAGGTTCTGTTGAATTAAACTCTTTTAAAGTAGAAGCTTGGCTTTGTATTCCAACCATTGCAACTACATCCTTAAATGAAAGTTTTCTCTTAAAGTTATCAGGGTCTTGTAAACCCCCGAACTTCTTCCAATTACCTATGGATCGCTCCATACTTAAAAGAATACATTCATCACCATTCTTGACAGGGAATGTTAGAAACCAATCCCCACCACCTGGAAACACTATAGGAACATTAACCAAAAGAGGATAGTTCTCTGAAGTATAAGTAACTGTTGATCTACTCTCAGTTGTAACAATTCGTTTTATAGCTGGTTGTATAACAGCCGTTTGCTTCTCGGGATCAAAACTCTCTATAACACCTATAGATGTTGTATGAACTTTACTAATACTATTATCTATAAGCCTTTTAAGATTAGTTATAGTGTCACCACCAAACTTCTCCAATAATTTAGGTATCTCTATTTTCATTATTAGTTTCCCTTGAGAGCTTCATTTAAGTCTGTACCTATAAAGCTTTCCTTATCATTAGTTTCAATAACAGTCCCATACATATTCACAGTTGTTCCTGCAGTTGAAACTCCACCTGAACCACTCTGGGGGTCATAATAATTAGGGTTAGGAACACTAAGACCGCTATAATCACCAGTAACAGAATCTTTCTTGAGTAGATCGAGAGGTGACCAATTAGCCACTGCTTTTAGACCACTGCTCATTATACCTAAGACGTTTTTAACTTTATCAGCTTCTTCTTTTCGTATAGAATCATTATCGTTAATAAAGTTCTTACCATCGAATTCATTTTCTTTAATTTCTTCAGGTGTCATATTCATTTCTTTAGCAGCTACGATTAACTCCCGTAATTCACCAGCCTTATCTAAAGTGCCTTCTATAAGACTAGACTCACCGCTAACAGCATCTTTATGGGGAGCTAAAAAAGTTGTGAGTTTGTCTATAAAATTCATTTTTTGAGGGTCAGTTTTAAATGTATCAGCCCAATTTAAGAGTCTTTCGGTTAGTTTGATAGCTGCATCACCAATATCCGCCATACTTCCACCTAGTGCAGCACCAAAGTATACATTAAGTAAGTCAAAAGATGTTTTGAGACTATTAATACCATTCTGAAGATCATTTAATCCAGTTAGGTCTACCTTTCTTATTAAGGCTCCTACCTCAGCCCAACCAGTTACCCAGTCGTCTGCTTGTAAAGGATTCTCAAGGTTACCTAGTATACTGATACCCATAGCTTTAAAGTAGTTTGAAGCATTTTGACCTAGATCATCACTAACAGTACCAAATATTTTAACAGCTTCCATTAAGTCGCCAGCTTTTAAAGCCTCAACTATTTCGTCCTGAAGGTCAATAGATAAATCGAATACTCCTGCTTTTGTGAAAAACTTTCGTATTGCTTCACCACCGTCTACAGCAGCCTTTTCAAAACCTATTCTAAGAGTATCCATTTCCCCTAGTAGATCAAGAGCATCCTTGTCAGTTCCACCAATTTTACCAATTACGTGTTCTAACTGCATTAGTTCTTCTGGAGAAACCCCTAGTCTGATAGCAACATCAAAATCTTTCATGTCACCTAAGCCTGCTTTAACTGTTTTCTGTACACCAGACCACATTTTACTTAAAACATCACCAGCTACTCTACCTATTATTGCAAGATCAGCTATGAGGCTAATCATATTATTAGCTGATTGTTTACTTTCTTTTTCACCTTTTTTATCGGGTGCTATTAGAAACTTAATTCCAACAGTTTCGAATCCATTGGATGTTTCACTATCACTCATACCTACCTCCTTCTATATTTTACAATTACTGAGTTAGCTAATCTCTCTGTATCTACTAACCCAATTGAGTAGGTATAGTCTCTTAAATCAGACTTTATTTGTCTACCAAGTTTCTCGGCTATATCATAGTAATCAGGGGCTCTACCCCATTTAAAACCTTTCTTAATAAGTTTAGTAGCCCTTTTAATCCATTCATCTTCACAAAAGAAAACAGTATTAGAAACCATACCTTTCGCAGTGTGGTGTTCGGTACCAAACTCATGTATAAGAGCTACCTCTTCGACAGGCTTTCCACCTTGCTCTGGATATGTTCCTGAACTTTTATCCCACCCAACATAAATATATTTAGGGGCTGTTTTCATTTTCTTAGAATTTCTATCTATAGTAGCTTGTTTTCTTTTAATAGCCTCTGTAACTTTTTTAATATCGAACATCTGTGCCATTAGTTTCTCCTATAGAAAGCAATAACTTCTGTCTCCCATTTATCCCCACGAGTATCACCTCTATGTGTAGTCTCAAAGACTCTAAATCTTCCATTAGCACGCCATTGCTTTATATCATATCTCTCAACATAAAACTCATTACCTAACTTATATCTTGCTGTATTAGGAGCCACATCGATTATCTTTGAAGGTCTTAGTTTACCATTCAATAAATGAGTAAAATTAACACCTGTATAGTCAACCATAGGAACTGATAATAAACCAGTTTCTCTACTTATTGTAATAGCATCGCCTTCTAGAGAACTAGGATCAGTTTCTTTTTGGTCAAATATAATAATTTCATCTTGTTGTACTTGCCAACCTATACCATGCTTCAATAAAAGATCATTAAACTCTTGTGTATAATTACCAGTTGGAGAATAGTCATCTTCATCTTCAAGAGCTAACAATTTCTTATCTGAGTTGTCTATATAGAGTGGTTTACCTTTTAATCCTGGAGCACTTGCAATAAGCTTCTCTAAAATAGTCTTAACAGGTATAGGATTAACTATAGAAGGTATAGTAACATTAGTATAAGTTAAAAGAGAAAATGAATCCCTTGCCCACACTTGCCAGACTCTTTCTGTTTGTTGTCTAATCTCATAACAGTTAGTTACTTCACCCTTAAATAGAACATTCCATGTATTTTCATCATCAGAATAATATCCAGCATAGAACTCCAATACACAGGTATTGTCACTTAGTATTGCCTCTGTTTCAGTGTTGATATTGAATATTTGAAATGTAGCAAGAGAGGCATCCCCTAACAGTGTATTTGTAATATTGAAAGTTACTTTTAACTCTCTTAGTGTTTTACTTTTTGATCCAGCAGTCAATACTATTTTCCACTTACGATCAAACATTATACTTGAAGACATTAAACTCCCCTTGTTATATATAATTTAAAATCCATAATTTGGTGCATTAAAGCAACATCATAGATAGAATAAGTTCCATCCTGAAGTTCAGCTAAACTACACATTGGAGGATCAACTAGTAGAGGTTTATGTAGAAAAGGATCTACAGAAGGAAACTGTTCAAATTGAATATTCTTCTCTTCTTCCTCTACTCGATTCCCTTTACTATCAGTCCTCGGTTTAACTAGCTTAACATTCCTTTCCGTAAGCTGAGGACTGATGCTAAAAAATCCTTATAATTCACCTCAAGAACTTTAAAAGCCACTTCATATGCTTCCATAAGTTCCCCACTGAAATATTCATCAAATCTTGCAACAACCATTCTACTACCATCTCTAGCAGGAGCACAGGCAACCTCTCTAATAAAACCTACAAACTCTTCTATATTAACAGTATTCAGTATTTTCTTTATATTAGCTAACATTGTGTTTGCCATATTACCACTATTCTGTGTAACATCCTCGGCTAAACTACCTAGATATTTACCTAATTTTAATTTCATAACCATTGCTTTAGTGGCACTCCATTGAGTAACTGAATACTCGTGCTCCCCTACTACAAATTGTTCTGTTTTTACCATGTTTCATCTCCTACTCATCAATTTCCCTATCCGTGGGGAGTGTAATTCTTAAAAAAGGAGCTAGATTATTCTAACCCCTTATTGTTTGTATTATACTAAAGATCCCGATCCTAAAATGTGGTCAGGTTTGTGAATCATAACTAGCTTCTCAACCACAATACGCCATTCCTGAGAGTTTGTGTTCACTCCCCTCACAACATCTGCTGGTTTAGGGATATACCCTGTAGTAGCTGTCATTAAGTCATTACCATTGTTATCACTAAATCTTATAGATATACCCACTAAAGCATTATCTTCTTGTAAA